TGGCGTTTGCAAGATTATCGCACCTACTATTGAAGACGACGGCAAGTGCCGCTTTGCTGTTATCCCTGACGGTGTAGTTAACGTTGAAGGCGCAGATGACGGTGACGTTATAGTTGCTGCCGGAGAAGATGATGCGTGCCCTGTTGCAACACAGGATATTCAAGTTAACCTAAAGAATCGTCAAAATGCAATTGACAACGTCGGCTACGGCCCGTTGAATCCAAATGAACCAAACGAAGAATTTTGGCAGGAAAAAGCAGACAATTGGAAGACAACTCCAGAGGAGGCAAAGACCAGCGTCTGTGGCAACTGCGTCTTCTTTGTTAGAACTCCAAAGATGCTTGACTGCATAGCGCAAGGATTAGAACAAGGAGACTCTAGCCAGACAGACGCCGATGCAGCTATCAACCAGGCGGATCTCGGATACTGTCAAGCACTTGACTTTAAGTGCGCGGCGACACGCACATGTAACTCTTGGGCAGTAGGCGGTCCTATCACCGCGGCAAGCTCTAAGCCGGCTCCAAAGAAAGATCGTATCCATGGCTCAAAGAAAAATAAGCCAGGTAGCGCTGCAGGATCTAAGAAGATTATTTTCTCTGCAAAGACAGAAACAGCTCTTCGCAACAAGGTAGAAGAGCACAACAAAAACGCCAAGCCTGGACGCAAGGCTACGCTTCCAATGCTAAAGGCAGTCTACCGTAGAGGTTCAGGCGCGTACTCTTCTAGCCATCGACCAGGTAAGACTCGTGACCAGTGGGCAATGGCTCGCGTTAACGCGTTTCTTAAACTTTTAAAGTCTGGCTCTCCTGCAAATCCTAACTACAAGCAGGACAACGATCTTTTGCCTAAGGCTCACCCTAAGTCTTCTCGTGCAGAGGCTTCATTGATGCAGCATGAGCTTCTATCTATCGCGCTTAAGACAGCAGATGAGTACGGATCGCCCGAGCATGCGATCCACGCAATGGCCGAGTATTCATCTCTAGGTTACGAGGCAATCCCTGCGCTACGCGGTGCATGGCTACGAGGTGTAAGAGACGGGGATATCCCGTTTGAGCGAGCATACACCCTAGCGACAAAACTTTATGACTCTAAAGACGCAGATCTACTACCAAAGAAGCGTAAGGGAACCGTGTAATGGATGCGCCACTAAACGAGAAGATTGAGCGCGCTTTAAAGCGCAAGGCTGCACGTAAAAAGAATGACAGTAACTTCTTACCTGTTCTTTCTCTTCACGAGCAGGTTCTATCTCTCGTTAAGGACGCAAACTCTAATGTTTCTGAAGAGCGTCATGTAACTCCACGCTCCGCGCTCATAGTAATGAATCGCTCTCTTGCTGATCTTTCAACGCTTGAAGACGACGCGCGTAATTTTGCAGTTCTAAAGGAGGTATCACGCTTCCTTAACGTTGCAACAAAGACTTTTACAGCTAGCCAGACAGACAATACAGACCTACTAGTAGCAGGACACCCTCTCTCTGCACTTAATGCATCTATCTCTACAGAAGAGTTTCTTAAGAAGAACGCCAAGTGGATCGCGGCCGATCCTTCTATCGACGAGTCAATTCGCCCACTTGTCGCATCTGCGCACGCAGCCTTTCCAGGATCCATCGAGCGCGAGCACGCGTTTGCCCGACTAGCTGCAAACAAGACATTGCTTGCCTCTTACTTTAAGCTTGATAGTCTTTCTGCTATAGTTGCTTCTTTCTCAGACGGCAACTCCTCGGCAGCCCGTAGAGCTCGTGTTGCGCTACAGTGGCGTGACAAGAAGGGCCGCTGGGTTGAAATGGGACGCGGTGTAAACTTCCGTTTCCGTCTGCCTGGTGGTTCTATCCAGGTAGGAAGCGGTACCTACGTCGGTGCAGGTGGAGACTCTCATATACAAAATACATCTAAAGGTCCTTCGTTAGTTTCAGACTCCGGTCTTATTGAAGTTTCGGGAGTTCCTGGAATAAGACCAGGGCTATATGTTATCAAAAGTAATAACGCCGCGGTGTATCAAGCACGTATTCCTGGACACGCAGCTCCAGAGAAGCCATCATTTAAAGATCAATTTAGCAAGGACGTTCCTAGCTTAAAAGATCTTCTTGCGACTCGCAGGGACGCGCCCATCGGTTGGCACTATCAAAATGGAATGTACATATCAGATGACAACTACGCGGTAGTTATTGACCGCAGCGGTCGTCCACATTCTGTGCTACGTCTAGACGCAAATGGGCGTCCAACCGGAGAAGCTATTGCGCGAGTTAGCAGCTGGGCGGAGGCTAACGCGGCCATGTCCAAAGATGAGCCGGCGTTTGATAAGTATATAGCTGCCCAAGAAGCAAAGGCCAAAGAAGGTCAACTGCCTCTTGGTAAAATGCCTGGCACCACCGCTAAGGATGTTATTAGCCCGCAGGATATTCTTAAGATGCAAGAACAGCGCATGCAAGAGAACAAGGCTATTGACGCAGGCAAGCCAGCTCCTACACCTCTAGGCAATAATGATCTTAACGGAAACCCAGTTCCAGATGGCTGGGTGCGCGATGCAAATAACGATAGATCATACACCCGTCAAATGCCACAGCGAGATGGTGGAACATATCCGGTCATCGCGTACCTAAATCAAGACGGTACCTATATTGCCGGACACGCAGGTAGCTGGATTCCTGAGCCAGGAACTGACGGTCGAGGCGGCGCACAGAAATTTGATTCATGGAACCAGATTGAAACCCAGGGGCTACCAGGTTTAGTTGAGTATCTTAATAATACATTTACCAAGGATAATCCAATCGAGTTTACTCCGTCTAAAGAGACTGTAAAAAGCAAGACAGTGAAGAAAGTTGCAACTGTTCCTTCAAATAATAAGTCAAACGCAGAAAAAGTTGTCAATACTAGTGCACCTACATCCCCTGCGCTATTCCCAGACTTTACAGCTCCAAATGGAGCATTCAAACTTAATACTGCAAACTACGATGTTCAAGGACGCGTAGATGAAGCAAGCAAAGACTTTACAGACAACCCAAAGAAGCTAGCAACTAAGTTTACTCCGCAGGAGCTTGTTCAGGCATTGTCACAGGCACTACTTGGTAACTCTACAGATGCAGCTATAGCAGAAATTCTTAACGCAAACGTTGACAGCAATAACGATATGGTTGACCCTGCAGCTGTTCCAAATAACGTTGACATTCCGCAGGTAAACGTTGGACAGCCTTCAGGTGCAGGTCAACTAGAGTTTAGTGCAGGTGCAGAGTACGTACCTGCCGAGGCATTGTTTAATGCTATCTGGCAAGCTGGACTAGACCCTAACCGCGTCATCGCAAACATCTATGACTCTGCAAATGGAAATAATGACAATCTAAATAAACTTGTTAATGCTCAAGGCGGAAAGCCTTCAGCTAATGAGACACAACTTGTTGATTCTATAATGCAGGAAATCCGTCAACTTAAAGACGCAACTAAGCCTGGCGATAACCCTATTGCAAACCAAAAAGATACTAATGCTAAACCTGAGCCTTTGCCAGGAAAGCTTATTGAAAATCTACCAATTGACTTCCAAAACCCTGACTATTACATTCCAGATCCAAATGCATATATCCCATCTCAGGCTACTGTAGACAACAACGGATACACAGACAATCCACAGATTCTTGCACAGGACTACTACACTGCTGATCTTATCGAGCAGCTGCTGTCAGGTATCACAGACGGATCAGGCGCGGCTCTTTTATCATTTGACAACATCACCGTTGAAGTCCCAATCGAGTCAATGCGCGATGCACTTCAGTATCAAGGTGTTAATACAAATCAGATTCTTCTTGATCTTAAGAAAGAATCAAACAACATGGACGCTACGTCTCCTTCTCCTTCTCCTTCTCCTTCTCCTTCGTCTTCTGAAAGTCCAACTCTTCAGGCACATTCACAGATGATTAAAGATCTCATTGAACAAGCTGGAAACACAGTTGGCCCAGAGACAGCAAATAAGATTCGTGATGCAATAGACCAAAAAGGACTTCTTGACTGGTCTGAGGCAAACAAGTCGGAGATCATTGACGCAATCGCGGAAGTCGCCGGACCTGCTATTCTTAACCCAGCGTCTACTCCAGCTGCTGAGCGTAGATTCCCTCCTACAACAGGAGAGCGTCAAGCTATAGAAACTCCGGCAGCTCCAGCTCCAGCGCCTACACCACAAGCTGGACCTCCTACAGCAGGACAACGCCAGGCACAAGAACCAGTACAGCCTGCAGAGACAGTAAGCGTTGATTCACCTGTAGCTAATAACCCAACACCTGTGTATCCAGGACCAGAAAATCGCGGGTACCATCCAGACAATACAGTTCTTGACATCACAGGTAAGGTTATGGGCAAGGGAACACGTATTCGCGCTTCTCGTGATGGACGCATGGGTACAGTCATTGCAGTTCAAAATATTGACTCACGTACAGGTGAGCGTACCCCTTATGTTCGTGTACGTTTTGACGACGGATCAGTATCAGTTCGCTCTGCCCTTAAGGTGCGAGCAACCGGAGAAGCTCAACAGGTAGCTCCTACCGATGCTCAACGACAAGCTCCAACGCCAGCACCGGTACCAGATGTTTCAGCGCGTCTTGACGCACCTGTTCTTAATCCTGGAGCAATAGCTACGGAAGGAAATATCCAAGGTGTTAACAATCTTGGAACTACTCCAGATCGTCTAAAAGAATTCACAAATTCCGATGCAAAGCAAAGTGACTACTCTGTCTGGGGTCTGCGCGCGGGAGAAATTGCTAGGGCAGGACAAGATCGTGTAACACTCGAAAGTATTAAGCAGGCAGCTATTGATCATCAACTAGCTATCCTCGAGTTCCGCGCTGCTACTGCAGCGCAAAAGGAAGCGCTGTCTCTAGAAGTAACTAAGCGAAAAGAGATTCTTGACGCAATGATGAAGGACACCTATGGTGTTCGCGATGGAGTAACGTTTGGAAAGAACGGCTACTCGCTATCATTTGGTGGTTCAAATGTTTTTCTAAGTGGAACAGCAGAAGAACTACAAGCTGGGAATCAGCCTATCAGTCTTAGTATTTCTATGAATGTTCTTGATTCTAACGGTAGAAATATTGGAACAATAAATAGAACCATTAGCGGTAAACAAGTTACAGATCCTAACACAGGAGCCAACAACTTCGAGTGGCAGGTAAAGAATAACTATCTAGCTATCAACAACGCTAAGGATAAGAAATCTGGATTTGCTACCGCGTATAACCGTTTCATGGAAGATTGGTATATAGCTAACAGCGTAAAAGAGATTCATGTACAGGCTGCCGGTGGCGGAAGTTACCAAGGTGGTTTTGTATGGGCGCTAAATGGATTTAACTGGGAAACACCTCGTGGTGCAGAAAACGAAGTAAGCACTCGTCTAAGAATGATGCGTCGTCTTACAACAAACAAAGGAGAGATTGCGCAGATCGAGCGTCTACAGGCTAAGGCTGACGCGGCTAAACTTCGTGATGGCGGATTAGATCTTAACAAGGCGCCTACTCCTATGGAACTTGCGCTTGTCGGTTGGTATCCAGGAGCAAAAACCTGGACAGGTAAAGATCTTATGGCAAGAAATGGTTGGATGGGTATCAAGCGTCTTGACCCAGCTGCCAAGGAGCAAGTACAGGCAATTAACTATGATCAGATTCGTGCAGCGCGTAAGCGTGTAGAGACAAAAGAAAATAGACCTAACGTTGGTCGCGAGTTTGTCATGACGGTAAATAGCAACGAGTTCCAAAACAATAACCCTGAGCTTGGTCCTTATCTAGCTGATATTAGAGATGTATTGCAAAACAATAAGTCTCTAGCTGTTCTTTCTCCAGCCGCAAAGGCAGCGCTTAATACATATGTGACAAAGCAACTTTTAACTAATGAAGGAAGAGTTCTGCCAATGCAGGACATCTTCCAACTGCGTAAGGCTCTTCATGCCGAGGCTGTAGCAGATAATCCTCTACTAAATTCTACCGACTTTGGTGTAGGAAAAGATCTTGCTAATGCCACTATTGAAGACGTTGCTCGAAATAACGTTAAAGGCTTCGATATTAAACGTCTTGGAATGCATGAGTCCGGTTATAACGAAACATGGCTTGCCACGCACATCGCATCAGGGCAACGGTTCTATGTCAAGAAAGATGACCTAGCAACCAACTATGACATTAACGGCCCTCTATCTGAGATCGCAGCAACTAATATCGCACGCGGACTTGGATTTGAAGGCGCGTACAACACACTTGCAGGCGCCACAGACCCTAACGTTCTTGTAATGCAGGAGGCTGGAGCTACCCTACCTCTTGGAAGCGAGCTAAAGGTTGCATCAAAGGTATACAACGGTTCATCTGGATCTCTTGTAGCCCTTGACGGCACAAGGATAAGTTTCAATGCCGATAACTTTATCAGTAAGATGCATACCCCTGAAGACGCGGTACGCGTTGTTCTTCTTGATCTACTTATAAATAACCAAGATCGTCATAACGGAAATATCCTTTATGCACTTGACGGAGTGAATCCATCACAGATTCGTATCTTCCCAATTGACCATTCATTATCTTCATTCGCGTTAAAGCCAGGAGATAGAAACCAGTATCTATTTGACGCTATACTTGGTGAAGGCGACGGCAAGATTTATGATCTAACAATGCCAGCACTTACGCGCGCCATGAAACAAGACGACCTACTGGCACTATTTAGAAATGAAGCTAATGCTCTGCGTGAAAGTCTTAAGGATGGAACTATCCAGCTAAGCGGCAAGGAGCTAGACATGGTAGTTGCCCAGTGGGGTAGCTTAAATAACTACAGGGCAGCAATCAATGAACGTCTTGACGCAATGTTGAAGCCAAACGGTGCTGTTCATGCAAGATTCCTACGCATTCTTAAGCCATCTTTCTGGAACTAAGGAGA